GCCTGTCACCGTCACTGCCACTGTTGGAGCATCGGATGCCAACAGCTACCTGTCGGTTGCTGCTGCTGATTCCATCGCAGCCACCATGCTGACCACCCTCAAGTGGGGCACGGCAACTACCGATGACAAAGGCAAGGCGCTCATCGCAGCCACGCGGTCACTGGATCAGCTGGAATGGGTAGGCGCCAAGACTTCTGCCACTCAAGCCCTGCTGTGGCCCCGTGAGGAGGCCACCTGCGGCGAGAAGGACTATGCCAACAACGTCATCCCCGAGGAAATCAAGTACGCCACCTTTGACCTAGCCGATGCGCTGCTCAACGATTCGACGCTGCTCAAGCCGGCCAATGCGGGCCTCGCTGAGCTGATCCCTGGCATCCCTAACGCGGACCTCAAGAGTGCCCGCGTGGACGTGCTGAGCGTGGACTTCCGCGATGGTGGCGCCCCCGTCGTGCAGAACGCCTTAACAGTCCTGCCCCATTTGGTTGGTGTTTTGGGTTGCTTGTGCCTATCGGGCCCGAAAACATCCGCTGGCCAAATCTCAGTCTTGCGGAGTTAGGATGGCTAGGTGGCTAAACGTTCCCGCGATCAGCTCTCCCTACTGACAGCATTAGGGCTGCCAGAAGAAAAGCTGCGGACCGAAGATCATCTGGCCACACCGCTGACCCGCGAAGAGCAGCGTGCCTTTGGCAAGCTCTATGCCGAGAACATTGGCCTAGTCAAGTTCTTTGCCAACAAGCTGACCCGCAAATACGGGTATTGCATGGCCACCGAGGACATCAATAGCTGCGTGGATTTCGCTGCCATCAAGGCGTTTCGCGCCTGGAAGCCGGAGCGGGGCAAACTCAGCACCATCCTATGGAGCTTTGCTCTCGGCGAGTGCTTGCACTACCTGCGCAGCAGCAACTGGGGCATCAAGGCACCACATAAAGTCCGCGAGCTAGGCAATGCAGCGCGCAAGCTGGTCGATCAAGGCATGGCACCGGATTCCATCTGCGCTGAGCTGGGCTGTGATCGTGAGCAGCTCAAAGAAGCCCTCGTGGCCACCGCAGGCATTGCTCACGATGTCAAAGGGTTTGATCTGCACTGCTCGCACTACCCAACGCCCATGGATTGGCTTGAGCGGCAAGAAGAGTTGGCAATGGCGGCAACCTAAATCAGTATTCTCAAAGCTGATCCATGGCCGGAGCCTACTTTGCGAGTCTTGATGTCCGCCTATGGATCAAGCTGGCAACAACCGCGAGCGCTGCACCCACGACAACAAGCACCATGACCGAGGTGCTGTCCATGACCAACGCGTCTATTTCGGTTAGTTCGGACACGCAAACGGTTCTGGACTACTCAACCGACTTTGGTTTTGCTAGCCAACTGGTAACTGGAAATTCCTACAGCCTCGGATGTCAGCTCAACCTCGACCCGACCTCTGAGGGCTACCTAACGCTCAAGCGGGCTGCCCAAACCTCAGCCAACAATGTAACGGTGCAGTGGTATCGGGAGCTGCCGCTGGTGGGCACCAGCAACGACAACCCCCAAGTCGATGCCGGTGTGGCATTCGTCTCCAACTGGTCCGAAAGCCTCGAAGCTGGCTCGGTGGCCAGTGTCAGCTTTGACCTGCTGGGCTACGGCGCACCCAAGAACTACCGCCAAGGCGACCCGGTGGCCACGCTGACCATCACCGATGGCGGCCTGGGTCTGACTGCTGGCACAGGCGTGGCACTGGTTTCGACCACTCCGGCCCAGGGCAACGGCTCTGGCAAGAACGGCACCGTGACCATCACCGTCAACGGTTCTGGCGTCATCCAGACCGCAACGATCGTGGCTGGCGGCCAGAGCTACAAGGTCGGCGATGTTCTGACCATCAGCGATGGCGCAGTGGTTGGCAGTGGCGACACCGCTCCGGTGCTCACGGTGGCCACTGTCAGCTGAGCAAGCTAGGGGGTGAAAGCCAAGGGGCGGCAGGCCGTGAACCTGCCGCTTTTTTTTTGGCTTAAAGCGCTCGACTTGCTAGCCGTGCCCACTCAGCCTTAAAGAACCCATCCAAGGGCAGGTTGTTTAGTGCAGGCTTGATCCAGTCGCGGGCTGGATAGTTTTTACCCGGCACGCCTTGAAGGATGTAGCCGGCATAATTGACGCCGCTGTTGCCCCAGGTGAACTGCAGCGTGGTGGCATTAAGGCGTTCACGTCGTTGGCTGCGCAGAAACGCCCCGGTGTCCACGATGTCACGTGGGCTGCCCTCGATGGTGCCATTTTTGCGGTAGGTGGTGCCGGGCCATGGGAACTGGACCAGCTGGATCTCCTCTTTAAGCTGCCGGTCAATGGCTTTGCCGTAGGCCGTCATGATGTTGGCCACGCGCAGCTTGAGCTGGGGTGCGTTCCAGCCGGTGAGCTTGTAGCTGGCCTGAACCTGAACGGCCATCAGCGCTGCCGGTAACGAACGATTCGCACCCGATCTCCAATCACCGTTTGGATGGTTGAGCCAATCAAGCCGGTGGTGCCGTAGGGCGTGCGGCTGCCGAGCACTTCACAGGTTTGGCTGCCCTGGCCTGAGAAGTTGAGTGTGCCACGGGTGCCGGGCTTAATGCGGGCATCAAGGGCCTGAGGATTGATGGCATACCCTTCAAAGAAGTCCGCATCCACTTCAATGCCGGGCAAGTCTTCCTTGGTGGGCGAGCCTTGGCGTAGATAGAGGGTGACAGTGACGGCTTCGGTGTTGGCCACCACGTTGCCAGTGGCAGCATCGGTGGTGGTGCCGGTGGTGGGAACAGTGAAGGAAGCGGTCGCGTTTGCTAGTGCGATCAAAGCGCTGGCCATTTCCTATCCCCTGTGTTGATAGGTTTCCGTTTGCGGCAAGCTATGGAACGGATGGTGTGGCGACGTGGCGGACAGTCTCGGTAGTGCCGTACTCACGCTGAGCGTTGATGATCGGCAATACAACGCCGGCCTGCAGCGTGCAAAGCAAACAACAAATAGATTTCTTGGCGATATTGCAAGCGAAGCGGGAGCACTGAGAGGTGGCCTCCAGGCCGGCGCTTTGGCTGCCACAGGCGCTGCCGTAGCTGTTGGGGCAATTGGCGTTGCCTTGGTCCAGGCCGCTGGTGACGCACAAAAGCTCACTGCAGCATTCACAGGCTTAACTGGCTCTGCAAGTGCTGCAGCGCAGTTACGACAAGAGCTGTTCACGCTTAGCAAAGCTACTCCGTTCCGCAACGATGAGCTGCTCAGCGCCGCCCAAAGATTCTTAGCCGTTGGCGTTGAGGTTGACAAGCTAAGCGGCACCATTAACCGGATTGGCGCATTGGCGGCTCAATCAGGGCAAAGCCTTGACCGTGTTGGCTTGATCTATGCGCAGGTCTTTGCCAAAGGACGGCTGCAGGGTGAGGAAAACCTGCAGTTTCTTGAAGCTGGCATTGACTTAAACGGAGAGCTGGCTCTTGTTACCGGATTGTCTGGCACGGCATTGCAAGACGCGATGAGCAAGGGCAAAATCAGCGTAAATGATGTCAACCGTGCCATTGAGATTGCCACTGGCAACATGTCAGCACTGGTTGGTGCTGGCCAATCCGTAAGCGTGCAGTTTGCCAATATTGGGGACAATATTCAGCAAGTTTTTTTAGGTTTTGCACAAGCTGTTTCGCCGGCATTGTCAGCAGCTTTTGGGGTCATCAACCAAGCCTTTGACCGATTATTCCCATCGCTTCAAAGCATCACAGATTTCTTCAAGCCACTTGCGACTGAAGCGGAACGGTTTTCCAAGCTGCTGGAAAAGAATCCACGCGTGGTGGAAGCACTGGCGCTTGCTTTTGAGTCACTGATAAAAACTGGCATTGATCCTATCGTTGAAGGGCTTGCAACAATTAACACAGGGCTTGAAAAACAGCCATCGGGATTAGTTAATACAATTACTGAGCTGGAGTTAAAGTTGCGCCGCGCAGCTTTCACGGCCAGCGGTCTTATCAAGATCATCACGGCCCCCGCAAGGCTTGGGGGCCTGCTTAGCGGCGAGGCAAGAGATCAGTTGCTGGCTGGACTTGGGGATATTCAAAAAGCATTTACAGCAAAACAGATTGAGGTGCCAATTAACGTCAAGCCGACCGCGACAGAAGTCGCCAGCGTAGCTGGAGATCTAAGTAGCAAAACACAAGGCTTAAAAGATGCCTTAGTTAGCGGGGCAGAGGCACTTAAAAAAGCAGCAGAAGACTCAGTAGCCAAGTTTATTGATGCCTCTCGCCAGCTTTTAGAGGCCCGCATCAAGCTCAGCGAAACCCAAGGCAATCCTCAAGGGCTAAACCGTTTCTTGGCTCCGCAAGAAGTGTTTCAACGCACTCGCACGGCCATTACCAGCCTCGGTCCAGAGCTTCAATCCGCCTTAGAGCGGGGCGGAGAGTTGCTGCGCAGCCAAGGAGTAGGCGCAGGTCGGCCCTTGTTTGAAAACATCCGCAACATTTTCAGCAACGCCCAGGCCGGCAGTTTCGCATCGTTTGATGGGCTGCAGAAGATCACGCAGTTTATCAATGATGTCAACGCGGAAGCCGATGCCATTACAGGCGTCAACTCAGCGCAGGATCAGGTCAATGCTATTAACAAGGAACTTGTTGGCGTCAACTCGTCGCTGCGGGATCAAATTACGGCATTGGTTAGCAAGGCTTGGAACGTCCAGGTGAATGTTGATTCTGGTGGCGGCTCCACGGTTTACGGCGACGTGGTTAACACCGCGCTTTCCCCAGCATGACCACAACGATTGGCTCGTTTACTTGCAACCTGCTGACGGTTCAACCGTTTGGCTACGAAGGTGAGGCTCGCACTGGCCTAACAGCGCGTACCTTTCAGATCAGCGGCTTGCTCACGCCAGCGCAGTGGCAGTCGCTGCTGAGCGAATACAACACCTGGCGCGACACGCGCATCAGCGAGCAAGACACCGCTCTCTCGGGCGTAGTAGGCACCACCATCGCGCTCACAGCCAATGCCAATGGCGTCAGTGTCACCAGCTTGGCCTGTTGGTTTGCTGATCCCCCCAGCGGGGAGCAGACAGGTGCCTACATCAGTGCCAGCGTCTCGCTTGTCGATGCCAATCAAGCGCTAGCCGTACTGCTGCGCGAGCAAGAGAAAACGCGCCAGAGCACCGAAGCCAACCTGCCCAGCTTTGGCAGCTGGTACATCGTCACTGGAACCCCGGACAAGATTGTGCCCTCGCTAGCAGGAGGAGAAACAGCCGCCGCAACGATCGTCCTCACCGCCGACCCTGTGACCTACCAAGACGGACCCACGCTGGGCCTCACCACCACAGGCGCCCACGTCATCCAAGGCCCGCTCACCGCCACCAAGGTGCGTCGGATCCAGGGCACCACCAGCAGCGGTAGCTGGGCTGTGATCCAGACGTGGTACGAGGAGGTGGTGGCCGCCATTCCGGCAGTCAACAGCTGGTTTCCAATCTCAGCCCCTAGTGCCACCGCCGAAATCATTATTAGCGGCGGCGCGAAATCGACGAGGTACACCGTCAGCTTTGACCTGGCGCTGGTGAAGTAATGGCCATCGACATCCGCGCCACAGTCACCTGCTCGCTCGGCACCCTGATCAGCGGCAGCATCTCAGACGATTACTTGCAGGGCAGCGGCCTCATCAAGACACGCGGCAGCGTCGAGATCAGTGCCCTGATCACCCCTGCTGTCGGCACGGTGGTGACGTTTACCTACACCAAAGGCGGTGTCACGCGCAGCATCCCGCGCAAACTACGCGTTCTTTCGTCGTTTGCTGATCCTTTTCGCCGCACTACCAAAGTCGAGCTGGGCTGCAAGCTCAGCTACCTCAGCGATCTGCGCGAATCGCTGACCTGGACTGCGTTCAATGACCCCCAGAACCGTGACGTAGATCCTGCTGACAGCGAGATCGTCACGATTCCCATTTACGCCAGCAGCATCATGTCCCAGTGCCTGGCCAAGTTGGGCCTCGCGGCATCGGGCAGTGCGCTGACCAATCGGTTCAGCGTCAAAGAGTTTGACTTCTCAGCGGGCTACGTTTCTGTTCTCAGCGATCTGCTGGTCTCGGAGGGCTACTTTGGGTATCTCGACACGAACGAAATCCTCCGTATCAGTTCGCTTAACACAGGTGGCGGCACCGGCCCCGTGTTCACCAGCGCCGACATCATTGACGTAGGCGGCATCGGCACCGGCCAACTCCCAGGCGAAGCCGTCACCGTCAGCTACACCACCCTCAAGCTCAAAGAGCCCGAGCTAGCCGAAGACGCAGAAGAAGGCGACGAGCCAGTGTCCGGCGGCATCGACCCCGACCCAGCAGATCCCGAGGAAGCTGCTGAGCAGGTCATCATCAACCAAAAGATCAACTGGGAGCGCGTCGAAACCTTTAGTTCGCCTGAGACCTACTACATCCGCTATCGCGCCGATGGCGCCACCACCAACACGGTTGCTAAATACAAAGGCATCTTCTCAACGATTGCTGAAATTACATACGAGACAATACGGTTCTCAACCGGCACACCCCAGAAGTTTGCAGTTAACGATGAAAGCGAACTTATCGTCATCGGCAGCGTGTCTCAGCTGCCCGTCTATATATTTCTTGGCAGTACGGATTCGCTAACTCCCGAGCAACAGCTGGAATTTGAAACAGACCCTGAAGTCATCCTAGCCGAAGCCTGGCCTAACGCGGATGAGTACGACTATATCTCTGACGGCCTAATCGACAAGTGGGTGTTAATTGGCACCGCTTGGACCCTAAACCCACCCACTTTTCAAGAGCGTTACGAAGCTAACCCTCAGGAAATACTTAACGAGATCTGGCCTTCACCCCAGATCTATGACGTGGTTACGGATGGCGACGACAAATGGATTCATACCGGATCAGGGAACTGGTATTTTGAACGAGATTTGGCAGACCCTGAAACTCTTTATGTCACTAAGGAAGTTCCGGTCAAAAAGATCACATACGAGTATGGGCCCAGCGTTGCGGTTGCCTCGTCGGTCGCCACAGATCGCTTGACCTACGGCTTCGGCTTTAACAGTAAAGAGATTTTGCTAAGCGAAACCTACGAAAATTTTAATTACGACAAATACGGAAATCAAACTGGCAGTGTCACAACCAAATATGAATCGGCATTAAAAATTTGCGCCGCCTCGTCGCTGCGATGGGCTGAACCTAGGTCAGCCATCAACCTAGGCTACAGCCCTTTAACGGGCACTGTGTTGACTGAGCGCATAGTAGTCAACAACGAAACCCAAAGCGAATACACCAAAGACACCACATCGACCTACCTAAAATACGTTTTTACTCAAAACGGCCAGCAAGAGCTAGCCAAAGCTGTTGAACAGACGGATTCAGTTACTGAGAGCGTTGACATCATCGACTGGATCGTGGCCGGCGGTCTGGTACACGACAAAACCACTACCACAACTTTTAGAAAGGGATTAAGCACCAGCCAAGAGCGCCCGCCTGCAGCGGAGCGCGTCAATTCGGAATACGCCAAGGGTTCGCCGACCATTGCCAACAAGGAAGCCAGCGTCAACCAGCCAGAAAACACCGCAACGTCGTTCTCTAGCGCAAAAGAAGAGGAACCCGATCCAAACAACGGCTACCGCGTCGAAAGCAGCAGCGAGATGGAGCTAGCCATTGGCAGCGCCACGGCGCAACGTCGCATTGAGCTATCAATGCCCTATGCCCCTGACGACGTGTTTGTCAAATATGGATCGGGCAAATATTACGCAGTGCCGAGCGACGCCAAAATCAAAGCAGCCGCCTATGGCCGCATCCAAAACCGCCTGCTCTTGGGCAACCGCAACGGCATCAATTTGCAGGTAGCTCCTGAGCGGCTGCCGATTGCCCCGTTTGATCCGCTCTACGTTCAAGCCGATGGCTTGACCGCCCTGTACCGCGCCAACGGCAATCAGTGGGCGTTCGACAGCAACGGCATCGTCTGCAGCACTGACGCCCTGTTCTGGGGTGCGGTCAGCGGCACCGGAACGTTCTGGTTCCCCGTCGCTCCAGGCATCACGACGCTGCCTGCTGAGCCGGCAATTGTGGACGGACAGATGAACGCCACCAACGTGGTGCTGCCCTACAACGAAACCGCCATCTACGAAGGCCGCGTGCGTCTCGGCACTGTCGTCACCAAGTTCGAGTACGCCTTAGAGCTGCTGACCGAAGTGCCGGCCCTCACGGTGTCCATAAGCCCAGTGGTGGAACGCACGTTGTCGATTGAGGCACCGTCCGTGAACATCAGCATTGCCGCTGACGCGCCGGTGCTTGCCAGCAGCATTGATGTGCGTGTACCAGCAACGCCGGATGTGGTGGTTGGGGCCCCCGTGCCGCTGGTTGGCACCGGCATCGGCAACAGCGTTGCTGCGGCGTCGGTCAGCATCGCCATTGCCGCAGACGTGCCCTTTGCGGGCTCCTACATCGTTCGAGTGCCTGCGGCAGATATTGGAGTGGCCGCGCCTGTGCCACAAGTGGGTGGCCAGATCGGCTCTGCTGCCCAGGCGCCTGCAGCCACTATCACGGTCCAAGCCGAGTTACCCACGCTTTCGTAAGACGCCTCGGAAACCTAGGTGTAACGCACTCGCTCCATGGCTGTTACCGTCTCGATATTCGACCACACGGCCCAGCGCTTTGCCTCGGGCGCCAACGTCGCCGCCGACACCTACAAGGTCGCTCTGTACACCAGCGCCACCTACCTCGCCTCGGCTACCACCTTGGCCGGTGTCACCAAAACAGAAGTGGCTTCCGGCAACGGCTACACCACAACAGGCGCCACCCTGTCGGGCGTGGCCATTACCCAGGTCACCACAAACGACGCCAAGTTCGACGCCAACGACGTGAGCTGGAGCGTCCCTGCTGCCGGCAGCCTCGCCGCCGCCTACGCCATCCTCTACAACGACACTGACGCCAACGACCCGCCAGTGCTGTTCATCGACTTCGGTGAAACCATCACCACCACAGACGGCGGCATTTTCCAAATCATCTGGAACGCCAACGGCATCGTGACCTTCGCCGTGACCTGATATGGCGCTCACTACCACTATCAGCCAAAAAGAGCTGAAGCGTGTCGCTGGTCTCTGCTACGAAGGCGAGACGCTCAAGGTCATGCTCTGCTCGGTTGGCGCCACCGGCTACACCAGCGAGAGCACCGTTGCCAACTGGCAGTCAGTTGAAAAGAGCGGCAACGGATATGTGCGCTACAGCACCACCGTGGGCACCGGGGCTTATGACGCCACCGACGCCCGCTATGAAATGCCGGACATCAACGCTGCCTTTACAGCTACTGGCGCAGGCTACACCTACGACCGCGTAATCATATACATCGACGGCGAAACCTACATCCACAGCCTCATTGCCGAAGACCCCAACATTGCACTGGCACCGGGCCAAACCCAGACATATCGCATCAGCCTTGTAACCGACGACTAACCGTGAGCACCCAAATCAACGTCACGGTTGACTCAGGAGGACTGGCCGAACGAGCTAAGCAACAGCAAGAAGCTGCCCGCCAAGCCCAGCTAGAAAAAGAACGATCACTAAACCTAAGTGCTGAGGCTCTTGATCAGCGTGTTGCCGCTCAAGCCGCTAAGGGATTGTCCATTGATGGCAAGCCCTTGTATGCCGCAGACACAAAGCAGCCGCAAATAGAGCGCCGCCCGGCAGCTAACAGACAGAGCTTAATTAAAATATCTAGATTTTATGCTAGGTATGGCGACAATGCACAATACTTAATTAGTGGTGACGGCGCTCAAGAGGTAGCTTTTAATTTGCCGCCCGCACTACAAATACCCACTTTTCCAGTTTTAGAAAACGATTCTCCATACCCACTTATTCCATTTCCTCCTGCTACAAGCTTACAGCTTATAGCACAGAGAGATACACTTGAATCTGAGGCCCCCCAGATAAACTACATAGAAACCTACATTAAGCGCAGAGTAGTACACACTAAATCAAGCAGTAGTCTGCTATCTCTCCCTTTAGGAAGTGGTAACATGCTAATCGTACGATTTAGGTACTTTGCGTATGCTAGCGTTTTCACTAGACACTACTGGAACAGAAGAGATGTTCGTGACGATAGTATTCCGCTGTATTCGCTAACACTTGAAGATCAAAGCTTTACGGCGGAAACGGAAACAGATTGGGTAGAACAAGAAGACTGGATAGGCGCCATAGTCGGGGAAAAAATTGCCCGAGCGGTTGTAATAACTGACAGTCTAAAACAAGCAATTAAAAATGAAAGCGTCAGCAGTGAGCCCTTTACAACCTACGGCACTTCAAGCTTAGTATGTAATTACGCGGCTAACGATACCAACCCAGAGCAGAACGGTAACTATTCAACCGGTATATATCAGTGTATTGGATACCCTGGTACATATGGCTACACTTTTTATAACAATGTCAACGATAAAGGTCCCGCAGTAGCTTTAACTGCCGACTCTCCTTTGGCCAAAGGTAAGACCTTTAAGGCTGTAAACCCAAGATTTTCTGCATACGGATTAAGCTCCTCTGGCGGCAGCTATTATACAGAATTTTCCGGAACACCTATATCATGGTTTGACGTAGATTCTGACGTCACAAGAGCACAAATGGAAAATGCCAGCACACACGAGCAGCTTAGATCCGTGCAGCTTCAAGGCGGATCGGTTCTGGGCGATTTGTTAAAACCTAAGCAATATATAAATTTTAGTCCTCTTCCCGTGGCTTGGGCTGGCCAGTCCTTTACGGGTAGTGTAACTGTTTATCCTGCAAACTCCGATCCTGGTTGGCGCGGCAAGGTCAGGGTTAACGATCAGTTTCTTGAACAGTATGATGTTCATTACATTTCTGACTGGGGGCAATCAGGTTTTTGCCAACAACAAGCCGCTCGCTACGGCATTACTCTTTAAATTACTATGACCACTCCACCATCTGACCCGCGTCGCCTGAGCCAACAGCTCAAGCTTCAGACAAACGCCAGCCGCTACGCCAAGTTGTTACAAGACAGCGGCGCTAGAGTGATCGCAAAGATCATCAACAGCTAATGCTGCCGTTCATCACCCCGCCCGCAGCACCCACCACCCGTCGCGTCGGCAATGACCGCTGTGGTGTTCTGGAGCTAGAAGTACGGGGCGGTTTGACCGTCGGCGAATCGGCCACCATTGCAGAGTTGTTAGCGGGTGAGCAAAGCAGCTTTGTGCGGGGGGCCCAGATCGCTGACGCCATCGCCAAAGAAGAAAACCTTAGCCTCACCGAAGCGTTCCAGATCATTGAGACTGCCATTAGTGGCCGTGACTTAGAGCCTGCTGCTGATGCCATTCGCATCAAGCACGCGCAACGCATTGAAGAGGTGGCGGTGGTTTATGCAAAGGCAGGCCAACGCAACATCGAAGCCACCGTGACAGGCCTGATCCGCTCGCGCTGCAGCCTGCCGGACTGGTCTCTAGAGGACACGCGCAACCTTGACAAGGCCTTGTTTGATGCCATCTGGCAACTGGCACAAGATGAGCAACGTGCCGAAGCAATGCCCACCAACCGTCCCAGTGAGGACGACCTAAAAAAGCCGCAGCCGGTCACAACGAAAAGGAAAGCACCGACTGGGCAGAAATCTTCTGGGATCTGAGCCACAGCTTCCCAGGCAGTTTTGACCGGCGCACGTTTGCCAATGAGTTGCGGCTAGTGGTGCTCACCGCATGGAAACAACTGCAGCGGATCCGGCGTGAGCAAGCCGCGTTAGCTGAGTTGCCGGTTGCTGCGCTGCAGGCTTTGACGGCAAACATCAACCGCGACCCCAAGAAGTCCAAGCCATTTACAGCGCTGGATTTTGCGATGTACCGCGAGCGCAAGCAGGACGAAGAGTCTGGGTTGCCCGCTGACGTGGCAGCTGTGGCCCTTGCTCTGCGCCATGAAGACAAGGCGTCGCCCATCCTGCTAGCAGCTTGGCCAGCCATTCTCAAAGCTGCCACCACAGACGCCAAGCAGCCCGACGTGCGGGCTCTGAGCAGTGACGATGAGTCGGTGTGGGTGTTGTGCCCAAGGTGGGAAGGCGCCAACATCCGTGGCGGGCTGGTGGCGGTCTCAGCGTGCAAGCACGGCAGCATCAAGCTCAGGGACATTGACAGGCCGTTGGCCACTTACACCGTCAACGTTCCGCGTCGGCCCTTGGCGGGCTGGCTAGAGGCAGGCTTGTTGCTGGTGACGGAAAGCTAAGGCCATGGAAGTCTTGGCGTTGCGCACTGCGCTGCAATCACTGCTGACCTCAGCGCTGGGCACCTACACGCTGGGCAATGGCACGACCACTGCAGCGGTGCATGTGCGGGCCGTGGGTGAAGCCAGGCCCTCAGGCGTGACCGTGACTGGCATGGAGCTGGTAATCGTGCGCGATCCCGAGCTAGACCCGATCCCGCAATACAAGAATCCCAACGCGTTCCGCCGTTGGATTGTGTACTTGGTGGACTGGGGCGGCAGCGCCGATCTCAAGGCTGCTGCGGCATTGGTTTTGAACAGCTATCCCAGCACCACCATTGAAACGTTGAGCGTGCCAGAAGCGGTTGGGCCGCGCAATCAAATGCGGCTAGAAATCCAGACCACATAGACGGGAAAGCTAGGGGGTAACGCATTGCTGTCGTGATTGAGGGCTTGGCTATCGCTGGCGTTGTCGCAGTTGTCGGCACACTTTGGAGGCTGAGCACCGAGCACGCCGGAATGCGAGTGGCTCTTGAAAAAGGGCTGGATCAGGTGGTGGATCAGATCAGTTCAATGCGTTCTGAGCTAAGCCGTGACGTGGAACGGCTGGAAGACGTATTAGAGGATCACGAGCACCGCATTCGCCGGCTGGAAAAACACGATGGATGAACGGCGCTTCCTCATTCGTTGGATTGTTGGGTTCTATGCCATCGGCATTGGTGTATTTGGCAGCGACTTGGCCATCTGTGAAACCAAGCGGCCTAATGAATGCGACAACTCCCGTGGGCGCCTTGAAGGGGCGCTAACGGCTGCACCAGCGGCACTGCTGGCGCTTCTGGTCAAATCATCTCCAGAGTCATGAAAAAGTTTCTCATCAAGCTTTCTAAGCGTCTGTTGCGTTTGGCCATGGATGAGGCACTGCGTAAGGCATTGCCGCGTATTTACCAAGCGCTAGATGGTGACATCCCGCACCTGCTGGAAATGAAGGCTGGCCCTGATGTGGTCGAGAGCGTGGTGGCTCACTCGATTAAGCAAGCCACCGGCACCCGTGCCACAGCCGCTCAAATTGAGGCAGTCATTGGCTTGTATGACCCGATCAAGGCCGCCATCCGCAACATCAAGCGATGAGCAACGACAAGCCAATCACGCTTGAGCAGCTCTTTCGGTACAAAAAGCCATGGGGCCAGCTTCCACACCAGGATGCGGCCATCATTGAGCTGGAAGAGGACTTAGAGGCCAATGGCTATGCGGTTGCCATGCGCCGTGATCGGCCTTGGTTTAAGGCGTGGAGCCAAAGCGGCAAGCAAGGTGACCCCTTGTATGTGGTCCCGGCAGAGGCGATCATCAAGCAATGGGAAGGCTGCAAGCTGATTGCCTATCCCGACCCTGCTACGGGCGGTGACCCGTGGACCATTGGCTATGGGACCACCAAGGTCAATGGCAGCCCCGTGCGCCAAGGCGACAAGATCAGCCAGCAGTTTGCTGACGAGCTGCTGCGCAGCGAGATCATCCGTGTGGCTACTGCCCTGCACAAGCTGATTCCGGTCACGCTGAACTACGGCGCCAAGCAGCAAGCCGCCTTGATCAGCTGGGCTTACAACGTGGGCCTCGGCGCCGTTGAGGAATCCACCCTGCGCAAGCGGCTGTTAGCTGGGGAGTCGGCCCAAGTGGTCATTCCGCAGGAGCTGCCGCGCTGGAACAAAGGCGCAGGCCGCGAAATGCAAGGCCTCACCAACCGCCGCGCCGCCGAGGTGGCCCTGTTTACGGGGGCAGGCCCTGCCGCGCAGCAATCAGCGCCTCGCTTTACGCCCGCGTCGCCGTTTTCGACGCTGGTCAGTCCCCACATCCGTTATGGCGAGTTGTGTCTTGGAGAGGAAAAGCGCAGGTTCCTGAACCAGGGTCAATGTGACATCGCCAGTGAACTCTGCGCGTTTATCGAACGTGCAAGAGCACAGTTCGGTAACAAGCCAGTCGTCATCACGAGTGGTCACCGGCCAAAACAGGTGAACCAAGCGGTCGGGGGTGCCAGCGACAGCGAGCATCTCTATAAACCATCCTGTGGCGCCGTGGACTGGTACATCGAGGGGGTGTCCGTCAAAGCAGTGCAAGACTGGTGCGATCAAAACTGGCCGTATTCACTGGGCTATGGCGCACCCAAGGGCTTTGTCCATCTGGGCATCCGTGCTGGACGGCCCCGTGTTCGCTGGGACTACTAGGTGAAACAGTTCCTGCTGGAAATTGAGTACACCGTGATCGTGGAAAGCAACTGCGACGATGCCGAGGAAGTCGGCAACAACTTCGTCTCACAGTTGACCGAGCTGGTGGTCACCAACGACCACATCCTTGGCCTCAGCGTCCAGGCCTATCCACTGCCTGCGCTACGGCATACAACGCCCTAGCCCATTCGTAGTAACACCAGGCCTGCCATTCTTGGCGGTGTTCCTTGGTCATCCCCGCATACGTCACACGCCACATTGGGCCAGTGTCGTCATAGAGCAGCTCTATCGTTGGGGCTGGCAAGGTAGTAGAACAGACTTCCTAGCTTGCTATGGCTTGGGGTGAGTGGATGGTCATCAACCCATCGCTGCAGCAGGAACTAGAGCTAGAGAAAAGCGTCCGTTGCATTGCCGCCAGCGAAGACACCGCCAAGGTGCGTGACCTTTGTGCCAGCCTCCTGCGTCAGAACTGGTTTCAGCAGCAACTCATTCGCCAAGCGACGGGCCACATTGCCCAGCTTGAAATGCAAGAGTTTCTAGGCTGCGCGAGCGAGCGCCCAGGGCTTGTACAACGGCTTTTCGGCAGCTTCCGGCGCCTCCGGACGTGAGGACAGGTACAGCCGCAGCTTGCGCTGGCCTTTGTCCACATACTGCCGGACCCGCTCGCGGCTGAGGTCATAGAGCACCGCAATCTCCTTGTAGGTATGCGGGTGGTGGCCGTTCAGCCCGTAGCGCATGACGATCATGTCACGCTCTTTAGGCTCCAACTTGGCAATGCAGTCGTCCAAGTGCGCCATGTGCATGGACTGGTGCAGGTCGTGCAATTGCTCGTCATTGGTCCCGGCGCCGATCATCTCAAGCAAGCTGCTGCCGTCTTCCACCACCATCTCGTCAAGGCTTTTGACGCCTGCAGCACGGTCGCGCATCAAGTCAAACTCTTGGCGTGTCATGCCGAGCCCTTCGGCTAGCTCGTCCATCGTGGGCCGCCGGCCAAGCGTGTTGCACAGGTGGTGCGTCACCTTATTGATTTGGAAGACCTTCTCGGCAATGTGATGGGGCGGGCGGATCATCCGGCTTTTCTGATGCAGGAACCGGGTAATGCCCTGCTTGATCCACCAGAACGCGTAGGTCGAGAACTTGTAGCCACGGGTGGGGTCAAACTTATCCACCGCACGCATCAGGCCGATGCTGCCCTCCTGCACGAGGTCGTCAATGGTGATGCCGCAGCCAGGATTTTTGTAGATGTACTTCTGCGCGATCATGACCACCAAACGCAGGTTGGCCTTGACCATCCGTTCTTTAGCTCGCTTGCCACGGCGCAGGATTCCTTTTTGCACCTTGCCGTAGGGACCCTCTGGTTTGTCTTTAAGCAGGTGCAGCATGGCCTGAACCTGCTTGCCCAGATAGATCTCCTCGTCGGCGGTCAGCAGGGTGATGCGACCTGCATCATTGAGAAATTGACCAAAGCTATCCACGGGGTTCCAGCTCGTACAAACTGCAGTGTTGAGAGAAGCTGCCGCCAGCTTCAGGGAAACCAAAGGTGCAGCCCTTATCCCAAAAGCGGCAGCCTTCGCATCCTTGGCGGTTCAGACCTAGGGCGGCATGAACGTCGCGGTAGTTATGCCCTCGCTTGATGCTGGAAACGGCCTGGCGGGTAATGCCATATTCCGCTGCAAGCTGCCGCGTAGAGGCAGGGGACAACATGATGCTGGCGGCATCCGCATTGGTGAGCGTGCGAACGCCAATCAGTCGAGGTCTAGGTTTCCTGCGCTCGCGTGGCGGCGCGGCATGTTCTTCATAAGTGGTCCAGCGATGCTGGCAGTTGTTGCACTGCCAGCGACGACGGCGATGACCCACCAGGGTCAGAGTGCTGCGGATGACGCGAAGGTCAATGCCACGGCAGGCAGTGCAACGCATCATGCGGCTGGCTTGGCCTCCTCGTATTCAGCCAACAGGTTGAGCATCGAGGCGACATGCGACGCAAAGGCCACATGGCTGTCAATGGTGCGCGGGTTGGGGGGCATCATTGGATAACTGTCTTTCCACCAGTCGAGGAAGGCCAGTTGGATCTGTTCGTCAGTCATGCGGCTGCAGGGTGAACGGCAATGGCGGCACTGGTGCGGAGATAGCCGCAGGTGCCTTGGGTGACGGTGAACGATGGAATGGGCACTTCAGCGGTAAACCACCGCTGCAAGCACGCCCTGCATTCGCGTTGACGAATCACAGGGCTGTGCTGCTCAGCAGGGTTGCGCCGGCTTTGCAGGATGCGTAGATCAGTGCCGCTGCAATGCGGGCACTGCATCAGACAGCAGGCTCCTCGTTGAGTGTGGCTGCTTTGGCATTGAGCTGGCACCAGTCCTGGTACAGCCCGGTGTAAAGGCCATGATCAGGATGGCCTTTGCGATCCCGGCCGGCGCCCCTATACAGCTGCTCTAGAAACTCAACTTTGGCCTGTTCAATTGTGGGGTGACAGTTGTCCATCAGAACGGCACCGCTGCTGCAATGGCTTCAGGCTTGAGCGGGCTGATCTTGCCGCTGTTGCCCCACATCCCGCCCCACAGGCTAAAACCTGTCACTTCGGCGAACTCGTTTTTGCCGGTGTAGACGCGGATGGTGGTGCCGTTGGCTTCGGCATTCTCAGCCATGGTCATCAAATAGGTGGCTGCCGCAATGGCATCCTCTGGCGTGAAGTCAATAACAAGGTTCTGCTCAGGCGAACGGTCGTCTTTGCGGCGAGCGTTTTCCATCAAGCGAAATCGAGCGGTAAATGCAGTGTCAGCCATGGTCAAGGAAGAGGTGGTAGTTGGTAGTGGGAACGAATGATGTGATGGCCCATCCCGCTGAGGGTCAGGCCATGGCGCTCGGCATCAGCAACAAACAGCGCATAGGCATCAGGCCAGAGGTGGACGCCAATGCGGCAGCTTTTTTGGTTACCGACCAAGCCAGCTCGCAGCAGGTGGGCCTCGTGACTGCGGCCATAGCGCTTGCCTTTGCTAGTGCTAGTCATGTGAGCCAAGGTGCCAGAGGGTGGGATAAGCTGGATCAGCCCAGAAGGTCACCGCCGCCACCCGCGCATGGGGCTCACAGTAGAAGTCCCAGATCTGGCGGATGTTGGCGCTGATGGTTTCCATCGTGCAGAACGGAAACCCCCTATAGGGATTGTCCGTCCACTGGGGCTTGCCGTTTTCGATGCCACAGAGGTATTCCCCTGTGATGCCGTGCTGAATAAAGAAGGCCTCACGCGTGAGCCGTTTCATTGACGAGGCAATGGAGGTCGGCGTGGATGCGCTGGAGGAGCGCCTTGCGTCGGCAGTGGCTGCCGTAGCTGGTGATGCGCAGTTCGTAGGCCGCCTGCGCGAAGGCTTCGTGGTCGTCTTCGCTGAGCTGGCTAAGGGCAGTGGTGACGTGATCGAGAGCGCAGTGGAGGTGCTCATCAGTTGACTCCAACAGCATGGGAAAGGTGGAGGGTGAGGAAGTCGGCGTGCTCGGCAGTTTTGATGTAGTCGGCAATGCCCTGGCCTTCGGGAGTGTTGAACTGTCTGCGGAAGGCTGCGACAAGGGCCGAG